CTTCTTGTGCATGTCAATTCGACCAGCAATAAAATCTGCTACACCTTGCTCATTAGCCTCAGTAGCTGCAACAAAGCATTGGTCAAGTGATGTAAGCATTACATCGTTGGAATCGTAAAGATCCTTACACATTGACATGGCGTTTGTGCCAACCATTGTGTCCTGAATCGAGGAAAGCTTTGCAAACTCTGAAAGACGGTAAGGTGAAAATGCACCAAGCTTACGCATGTTCTCTGCTAGTGGGTCAATTGAGCTTTCAACGTCCTCGGCAATTTCCTCAAAGAACGCGTGAAACTGTGAAAAATCATTTCCAACAACATTCCAGTGATGTCCCTTGGCACGGTAGTAGATGACAACGGCGTTTGACAGACAGTCGGCTAGACAATCTGAAACACTTGTCATTCCGGGTGTAATCTGCATTAGCTAGGTGTTCCTTCCTGCGTTGGGTTTGTCTCCGGTGCTGGGTTTTCCTCAGCAGGAGAAGATTCAGCGGGTGCTTCCTCAGTTGGCGCCATTTCCTGTGGTCCCTTGAGAAGTCGTTCAACCTCTGGTGGGATTGGCGCAACGTTCGCTGCCTGTGATGCCATACGTGTTGCCTTCATGACATCAGGCGCTACTGCACTGAGCATAGACTCGGTGAGCTCAGGTGTAATGACACCCTTCTCGATAAGAAGACGAAGTGCAACCTCTGTAGAGTTCGGTGCGTCAGCCTCAGAGAATCCGTGAGCACGACGCCACGTATCCATTGAGATTGCCATACGGTCAAAACCGGAATCAGCGTCTGCCGCACGGTCATTACGTGTTGCAACCTGTGATGGGTCGTACCAAACACATACGCGCTCAACGTCAGTCTCTGAGAAGCCGTTAGCAAGAAGATATGGACGTAGGTACACGACTGTCAAAGCGTCTGAGATCAGAAGCATCAACGGTTCAATGTGTGCCTTGTATAGAGATTCGTCAATTTGAAGGGCGTTGGAGTATTTAACGTTTGCTAGACCAGTAACGACATCCTTAGGAACGTCAAGTCCTTGAAGGATACGCTCAAGAACACGATCTGCACGGTCAACCAACGAGGCATCAAATGAGCGCTCAAACTTGAACTGCTTAATCTTGTCACCAAGCTCTGCAGGACCACGAATAATCAATGGAACAACAGCCGAGGCTGAGTCCTCATCGCGAATAGGTGTTGTCATCGCATCGATGAGCTGATCCTCGAACTCGTCCTGAGCTTCCTCGGCTGAGATCTCCGTACCACTCTCAGTATCATCATCAAACGGATAATCCGCGTCGCCACCGCTGGCAACTGATAAACCGTCTGGCAAGTAAAGAGCACCAGCATTGAGACGGGAACGAGCTGTCGCACGGAAGGTGCGGTTTAACAAAAGTAGTTCAGCGCAAAGATCGAGAATACCGCGTAGACTTGAATCCGCCTCTTCAGAGAAGCGTGGATGTGCCTTCCAGATACGACCAACGAACGCTGTCTTTGGAAGACCAATTCCGCCAGCCTTTTGAGTAGAAGACGCAACGGCAAGTTCACGACGAGGTGAAATTGAGTAGTTACCCTTTTGATCCATCTGCAATTCGTCTACAGAGCGAATGTCCCAGGACTCTGGAATTCCACTACCTGGACGAGCAGGCATCTGAACAAGATAACATTCACCGGCAACCGCAAGGTTTAACGCGGCGTCCTTTAGCAATCCAGCCTGACCGCCATAGGCGGAATCAAGGCGCATGATTGCACGTTCCGCTGCAGACGCAAGGCGTGCATCAACGGAATCAGAGTTACGAACAGGGATTGGAGACTCTGCTGGATCTTGAATCACAGCAGCATAAAGACGAATACGTGAAACAACAGAGGCAACTAAGTTGAAGGCGTATTTAACTTCGCCGATGGCGTCGTAATACTCCCAAGCTTCTGCTTGCCAAGCGGCGGAGCCAGCGGCTCGACGCTGCTTAAACTGCTCAGCCTCGCCTTTATCGTTCAATCTGACTTGAGCTGCAGCCGCTGTAAGAGGACGTGGAGTTGAGTACGAAACTGGTTCAGCGTTTGTAATAAATGAACTACCGAAAACGGTAGGAGAACTGAGAACTTGACGAGTAGCTCTAGACGCAGCACGGATAGCGCGCCGACGTGATGCCCTGTTGAGGGATGGTTCTTCTTTTCTGAAGACGCCCATGCTCTATACTCCTCGTCCTTGTTTTACGGAGCGGTTGGACATCAATCATCCACCCGCGCGGATATCAGACCAGTGACTGCGGAAAGCGCTAGAACAAGCGACACCGCCATCGTTGGTACAGGTACTATAATATATGAAATTACAACTAATGATGAGACCCAGAAGCTTGTACACCAATAACAAGTGATGAGATAGCCGATACCACTCATACCCGTGTATTTCTGCCATATTAGATCTCTTACCTTTTCAAGTACCTTATCCTGAATAACCAAGCGGCTAATGCGATACACCGCCAAGGCAAGTATTACTACGTGAGATATGTCTATGTTCATTCGACTGGATCCTTACTTGAGTAGACGTGGCGATACGGGTTCCATGCCCGTAACCGAGAACCACAACCACAGGCAGAGTTCTTCCTGTAGGCGAGCATCTTGCCCGTCTTGGTAACAACATGTGAGTCCTGGTTCTTTTCACCGGACTTATTGAATTCACTGTATTCCTCGCTAAAGATGATTACAGGTCCTTCATTTGAGTCGCTAGCAATGATAATGCGCTCAGGCGTAATAACAACCCTTGCCTTATCGAGACCATAGGTTCCTTCCGTTCTTGGAGAGGAATGAAGATCACCTAGGGCGAGCGTACCTTCCTGCGCGACCGCAACGTAGGCTGGAAAGACATCGTGAAGTATTTGCATTATTTTCCTAACCTTCGAGCCATAGCACGATAGGTAACACCTGTCGCCTCGGCTAGTTCGCGGACTGAAACGTTTCTTTCATGAAGTGAAAGACACAGTTCAGTTAGTAATAGATTCGCCCTTGCCTGTGGTGAGTCATCTGCCATCTTTGAACGGTAACGACGTGCTAGCGGTGACAGTTGCTGAATGAGATCAAGATCATCAGGGGCAATACCAGGTGAGACTGGTCGCCGCGAGACATATCCTTGTTTTGGTAACCTTGGAGTAGGAATCGGCTTATCCACAAGAGGAGAAGACTCGTGACGCTTAACCATCCACGACCGCACGGTAGATCTACGGCGAGGAGGGCTGAATGCGTTTCCCATACTCTGTAAGGTCCATCCAGCCTTATACAGATCGTTTAAGCGAGTCGCAAGCTCGTCATCAAACAGTTTATTTAGAACCTCAGCCTCGGAGGCTGGAAGCACCTGGTTTCGTGCTGCGCGGCGCTTCTGTTCCATAATGTTCATAGTAACACATAGTGTACACACTTAGTATTACTAACGAACTCGGAACCCTCCGTTTTTAATACCAGGAATCTTGCGATGCGCAAGTGAACGCGCGGTGATCTTTCCACCAACAAAACCAGGAGGTGGCTTAATCAAGAGAGCTGTAAGCGCGTGAACGAGTGCGTCAACGCGGTCAGGTGACTTACCTTCGCCTGGAATCCAAGAGATCATCTGTGACTCAAGCTCCGCAAGATAGCCAACGTGGTGAACACGTGACTGCTCATACGCGAGCGTAACAGGTTCTGCTCGAAGAGCCTTGCCATACTTTGAGTGAACCTCTAAAACCGTTACAGAAGGATCAATTGTGTTGATGGCGTTTCTAACGAGCGCACCACCCTGGTTAACTTCAGCAACCACAGGGCAACCCCACTTACGAGCCATTGCAACAACCTTGTTTGCCCACACGTCAGGTGAACCATGAACTGATGCGTCCTCCAAAACCCAGGACTGTCTCTTGTAAAGATCGCGGTCACCGGTTGATGCGCAAACAACGATGCCGCACTCATCTCGAGGATTCTCTGAGACTGAAGGGTCAACACCAATAACACGCAACGGTGTTCCCATTGGTAACTGTCCTTCACGACCCTTGTCAATAAGTTCACTAGTCCAGAGTGCTCCTTCAACCGCGTCCAGCATTTCACCGTAGAGTTCCTGCTGTGCTAGTCGAGTACCTTCATACACACCCTTGATGGCGTCAAGGTAGGCTCCAGAGAGGTTACCAGCGTTATCCATAGTAGAACCGCGGGTAATGATTACCTTGCCAGTTTTTTCAGCCTCAGCAAGTAACTGATAAAGAAGAGGAACACGCTTAGGTGTCGTAGTAACCATAATCTTAGGATTAGCGCCAAGACGCGTACCAACGCGCAAGTTATCAAACGCGGTCATACCTGCAGCATCAGGAGTTTGACGCCAGGCAGCAACCTCGTCACCCCAGGCATGTGTAAATTGCGGACCACGAAGAGAATCCGGCTCATCTGCGGTGAAACAAGTAGCCGTGTTTCCATTAGGCCAGGTCAAACGTCTCTTTGACGGTTCATACAACGGACGCTCACTTGGAGGCGTCACGTTGATAATTCCAGATTCACCTTCAACGATAACGTCACGAACGTCCGCGGCGGTACGAGCTACCAACGCAAAACGTCGTTGACCAGTATTTGTGTACTTCGCAGTTTCACGAACCCACTCAGCTGCGGTGCGCGTTTTACCTGCACCACGACCAGCCATATAAAGCCAGATGTTCCAGTCATCGCTTGTTGGCGCTTGTTGTTCAGGGCGACCCCAAAGTGACCAGTCCCAAAGAAGCTTGTCAGGATCAAAACCGTTAAGCGCGAGCGCCTTTTCGTCTGGTGGCAGGAGCGCCAGTTGCTCCATTATGCTTTTTCCCACGAGTTATTCTCCTACGCGTTTTGGAAAGCGATTCTCCGAAAGGATTGGTGTATACGCCTTGCTTTTTGCAGTCTTTGGTTGTAGATAACCGTAACGTGCAAGACGAAAACGAAGAGCTCCGTGAGTCACCCCTAACCTCTTCGCAAGACGGTAAAGAGTCACGCCCTCAACAGTGTGGGCATAATTGAGTAACCATGTATACTCCTCTGCCTCCTTACGATACTGCTTACCATACGAACGAACTTGTTGCGCCAGCGGCTGAAGTTCAAGAAGACGTTGAAGTGTTTCTGGTGAAGGTTCCACGAAGGTTTTCTCCTCGGGTTCCTCAACGCGTGGAGGTTCGGGGATTGAGTAACCGGCGATGGCGATTCGAAGCGCCTCGGCCATAGGAGTCTTGTCAGCGATCTGACGTACACGTTCGCGTGTTAAACCTGTGCCTTGTCCGATTGACTCTAAGGTCCAACCTCTTTCACGCAAGGCTTTGATGTATGCGTTCCGTTCTCCGTCAACCTTAATCGCGGTGAACGTTTTGACCACGTCCTGCGGCAGCACGTGGTGTTGCTTTGAGTACTTTGTCATGGCGTAATTATAACATGCCCTGGTGACATTCTTTGCCGGACTTGTATACTTAGACTCCAAAGGCGCTGAAGTCTTATGTACTGAGGAGGAAAAAACAGTACGTTTAGGTTAAATGCCTTGGACGTGAGAAAGCGATTCGGTATAGTGGAGCAGCGGGCCGAAGTGTCTCCAACCTTTTTTCTAAGTTCTGTGATGAAGCTTGGAAAGCGAGCCGAGAAAGCAGAACAGGCATGTGCAGAAAAAAAGTTTGTGGTTGCAGGCCGGTTTTTTAGGCAGCAAGTTACTTGCAAGTAATGTTGCCTTTTCATGACAGATGTGATATAATAGTGCCAATGACTAGCAGGTCATTGACAACAACGACGAAAGACACAGCCCATGAATAGATACTTCTATACAGTGAAGATGAATAGGTTCACAACGTTGGTTAAGTTTCAGCCAACAACTCCTGAGCAGGTAAGACATTTTATAGTAGATCAACAGAACGAAAATCCAAAGCAACGTCTGTCAGTTCAAGTTTTTACTTTCGACAATGACAAGCACAAGGACAGTAAGTGTATCAACAAGAGTGGAGCCTGTCCTTTCTGCTATGTTGAAACGAACACCATCATCTTGAAGTCGACGCAGAACTTCGGTGTGCATAGCAGTATAAATGAAGAAACCCCCTAGCACCAGGGGTTAGTGCTAGAGGGTTCCTTGCCTTCAACGATTAGTTAGTTAGATGCACCTCAACGTTTGGGTCGCCCGCAAACACCTTTGCAAATGTGTCGGCGTCCATCATGCCTGTTGGTTCCAACCCGCAATCCTTTTGATAAGCTTTCACAGCCATCGCTGTTAGCTCACCATACCAACCGTCCTTGTCGCCTTCCGCATCGTTATAGCCAAGTTCGACTAGTCGACGCTGCAGGTGATGCACGGTTAGGGACTTCCTTGCGAACTTGTTTTGGTACACACAGGAAGCTAGGTAGACAGGGTCCGCATCAGCGTCAGTCACAACGTGACGTGCTGGTGCAGGCTTAGCCTTTGCCTTTGGCGCTGGAGCTGGTGCAGGCACTGGCTCTGGTTCGACCGCAGGTGCTGATTCAAGTGCAGGTTCCTGCACTGGTGTTGGTTCTGGTTCTGGCACTGGTGCTACGTAAGGCTCTGGCTCAACGGCGACCTCAACGGTCTCCACGGCCTCACCCGCAGGCATAGCTGGTGCGTCTTCGATGTTATCCATAGGGTTATCCTACTCCAATTTCGTTGGGATTACTTGACCTTGATGTAGCCAGGGTAGTCATCCAAGCTTCGCAGCGTGGATATACCCGCACCTGGTTTGTATGCGTTAGGCCCAATTCCCCAGGCACCGAAATCGGTACCGCCGGAGCTCATGTGATAAGCTACCTGGGCGTTTACTACCGGATTGTTTAGTTGCGCGTTTGACTCTAGTCCAAACTTAGCTCGACGGTCATTTCCCAAATCACCAATCATGTTGATCTGAAAGATACCGTATGAGCTATCACCGGTTTTTGCATTGTTGTTTAGTGCCATTGGGCGCGCGTTGGACTCCCTCATGGCGATTCCCCAAGCTATCTTGTGTGCCTGGCCTTTGAAGCCTACGGCACTTAGTAGCTCGGAAAGCTGGACACCTGTTAGTGCTTCCTTTTGTCCAGCGTAGTCCGCAAGGACTTGTGCAACGGTTCGGACATTTTGTTTCATGACCGGAACGTTGCTTGTGGCTGTCGAAGCTTCCTTCGACTCCACTGACTGCTTGCTCACTGCTTGCACGTCTGTCGCAACTGTAGTTGATGTCGTTGTAGTGACACCTTCCGCCAACGCTTGTTCAGCGAAGGCTGGATTAGTTACTGATAGATGTGTTGATGCGATTGTTGCTACTGCAACTAGTGTAACCGCGTAAGCTACTGACGTCATTGCTATTTTCTGTGTAGAAATTCGCAAGGCTAGTTCGCCTCCTTAGGTAGGGGACAAGGACAGCCAAGCCCGCAGGCTTGGTTTGCTTCGCTGACATCATGCGTCCATGTACTCGTTGTCGAGGTCATATGACTGATGCCGATTACGAGCTTGCTCGTCCTCAACATCGTGCATGGTCGACCACACGCTTCCCAACGTATGGGCGAAGTCTTTCCCTCGGGTAACGGCAACCTGGTTTTTGAAGTTGCTATATCCAAGGAAATCTATTGAATCGGATACCCAGCTAGCAAAGTCTTGCTTACTAGCTACGACTCGGTATGGGTAATCCGCATAGGGAGTGAACTTGATCTCTAGCTCACATAGGTCAGCCAACGGCTGTAGTGACATACGGTCACGGGCGCGGACCATAAGGTAATCCTTATTGTCGCGATGGTTAACTGCGCTTACAAATCCAGTGTCAGTAAATAGCCACATGGTTATCGTCCTTTCGTCGTGGGGTCCAATATAACATCGAATCCCGTTTTATGGAAACATGAGTGAAGGGTTTGTTGCCCTAGATTCATGATTAGGTTTGAGCTAGTAGCTGGTGCTACTTCAGCTCTACTCCGTCTGGTAGTTCGGAAACAGGCTCCTGCTTTACGTTTAGTAACTCTTCACGAAGAAGCTTTACCGCGTAACGAGCTTGTTCAGGTAGGACGTAGCTGTCGTGGACTAGGTTTCCGTCCGCGTCAGTGGCGGTGATATGTACCGCTACTTCGTTTGCCATGTCTGCCTCCAATTGCGATGGTCTAATTGTATCATCAGACCACCTACTTTCCGAACTTCTTTCGGCATTCTGGTCCCAACTGAAGCTCGCGGCTGATTGGATCTGTTAGTTCAGCTCCACATGAGCCACAGCAGCTGTAGTGTTGACCAAAAATCTTTGTGTACTTGTATGGGTCCTGCGCGATGATGTCGACCAAGGCTACCGCATCGTCATTAGCCACTTTCCAGCGGGTAAATCCACCAACGGAGCCGGTAAGGCGACGCATGTACAGGTTGTTCATGTATTCGCGAATCTCAAGGAAGAGAAGGTCGCCATTCAGCGGTGTGCTGTTTAGCGTGATGTCCAATTCCTCTACAGGAATCGCGTACTTGCTTTTAGGCGCCTTTGAAAGTGCTTCCTGAAGCGAGGTTTTTCCGGCTGCAGGTGGTACTTTTGTAACTGCCTTAGGAAGTGAAAGAAGGAGGTCGATAAGTTTCGATGCTGCCTTCTTGTCCATTGTAGTTAGCGCAAGCTTGTAACCTTCGCGAACTGAATCTTCCATTTCACGATCTACGATTAGGTCGTTGATGAACTTGATCTGTTTTTCTGAAGCTCCGAAGAGCGTGTCCTGTGTCGCTGTTGTCATTGGGTCACCTTTTCTTCCTTTGTGGTTTCTTTTAACTGAGCCTTTAGCAAAGTCCAGTCCTCGGTAATTCCCAAGAAAGGGTTGACCAATGGCAGTGATTCGCCACGCTTGCGTGAACCGCGTGACATCTTTACTACCGCGTATAACGCTACGCTGTCTTTTACTAATCCGTTGAACATCTTGGTCTCCTTTCCTGAGCTCCTTGATAGGTACTATTATATCAGGTAGGTCTCAGAAAAGGAGGGCCAAGACTGCAAATTACGCGCGTGTGGCCAATAAGGCCATAGTGATACCAGCCAACCCTAGGGATAGGGCTTGAATCGGCCGCTCAGACGCCCAGAGGGCACTTCCCACGGACAGCGCGGCAAATACCACGGCTGCCACTGCAGGCCATAACCAAATCCCTGAGCCGAGTCATCCAATCAGGCATGGTTTCCTACTTGACTGGGCGTGTTCGGCCCTTGAGACGGGTTGAGGCGTCTCGAATGGTAGTTCCTGAGGCATCAATGAGCTTGCGGGCCTTACCGTAGGTAATTCCTAGCTCCTTGGCAACCTCGACCACTGGCTTTCCTTGTGCATACAGCTGAGCTGCAGCCTGGGGCGTGATTTCCGCCATGTCTGTTCCTTTCGTCGGTGTTTCTTTTTGTGTTTGTGTTGGTTCGGCTATCGGCTCTGCCTCTAGCCAGGCTCTAGATCTCAGGATGAGATCCTCGGCCTCATTGAGTAACCGCAGCTGCGTGCTACTCAAAACTTAGTGCCTTTTTCACGGCTCTGCCGGTAACGGAATCCTGAATCAGGAATCCATCATCCGCGTGGCAGCTCATACATAGATATTCGTTACGTCGATGCGACGGGTCACGAACAACGTTTTCCTGCTTACCACAACGGTCGCAGTAAGGCTTTAATGGATGCGTCTTTGCATAGGCGCGCGAATCATCAGCGCATAGCAGTAGCTCACCACACTCGTACACGAGTGCATTTTGCGTACCGCATTGCTGACACGTGTCATAAACATAGATCTGTTCTCGCTGAACAGTACCTCGCGTCATTGCATCACCTCCGTAATGGTAGGTAGAACTATACCGGCTCTACCTGAACTTGTAAACTACTATCTAAAACTTTTTTGACGAGCTACCATCGACCTGCTTGGTCCCCACGGATCTTGTGGTTCTCCACGGAGAATCGAGGCAGCACAGTCTGAGCTGTTGATGTGAAACGGGGCAAGGCGCAATACACTCTTACCCACTTTCGGCATCTGGTCAAACGGCTGTGACTCGTAGATGAAGTGCCCACAGTGTGAACAGATCTCATACGTGTCAGCAGTTCGCTTGACTGGTTTTCCTAATGTCACTTGATGTCCTTAGGTGGTTGCACGACTCCAAGTATCGGCTGTACCTTCACTTGGTTTTTACCGCGCTTGTATAAAGCACGTAGCCCAGCTACTACCGCAATCGCGATGATTGCCCAGATGCTGATGTCGAATTCGACAGATCCTCGGATGTATAGTGATAGCCAGCCATCACCGAAGTATAAATCAAATAGCGGATCTTCCATGTTTTTCTCCCATCTTGATTAGTCGGCGTGTTGCAAATGAATCTCTTGCGATGTAGTCACAGTGTGACGCAAGAATCCACAGCGGGATACATCCTCCGGCAACAAGTAATACTGCTGCCGCGAACGCCATCCAGCTTGGATAGATAAAGAAAGTGTGAGCTGCGTATGGGAACCATGCTATTGCTGCTATGCGTAAAGCTAGTGCGTAGCGACGATAACGGAACCCTTTGAAGTTGTCCAGTTTCATATCGGGGAAGTCCTTTCGTCTTTTTGTCCCAGGCGTTTGCCTGTTGGTATCTATTATAACAGGTAGGTGGCTAGTTTCCTAGCTCTTAGCTCCCCAGACTACTACAGGGAACTCGCCGCGACCATAAGCTTCAGCCCATGATTCAGCCTCAGCTTCTGAACGGCAGTATTGGTAGATCGTTTCGCCATTGCTTAGGCGATAGTAATACTTGGTTTGGTTTCCCGGGATGTTCTTCACTTAGGCTCCAAGGATGAAGCATAGGGCAACCGCAATCGCCACACCAATGAAAGCACCTACAGGTCCAGCAACATCTGCGTTTTCGTCAATCCAGTCAAGTATAAACATTTGGATCTCCATTTCCCACGGCGTTTCCGTGTATGGTACTATTATATCAGGTAGATCAGGTAGATGGCTGGCTTTCGGCGTTTCGGCGTTTCATGGTTTCTGGTCTACGGGTAGAGATCTCACACTTGGCTAGGTCGTGCCCAGCTTTCTTGAGCCAGCTCTTTGCCGTATCCTCGTCAAGGAAGCAGCCAACCCAGCTGCCATCCGGCAGGTAGGCGTTTCGGATTGCGTAAAGGCTATTCACCACTTGACCTCTGGGTCATTTTTGTTCATGCGGTGGTCGATTTCGACTACCGCGTACATCAGTAGGATTGCTACCGCGGCAACGAGTATCACGAGCATTATTCGTGTCCTCCGAACATTTCATCCCAACACTTTGGGTGGTAGCCAGTCATCAGCTGTTCGCGGAGGGCTTTGTCCAAGTCTGGGTAAGCGTCTTGTATTGCCGCGCCAAGCTGGCGAGCAAAGAATCCCACGGCGGGAACCTCTACCTCTCCACCTTTGCCGCACCAAGAGCACTGAGGTGTTTCTACTACGTAGACTTCATTTGCTAGGTCGTAACTCATAGCGTTTCCTTTCGTCGTTCGTAGTACTATTATATCAGGTAGATCTCTACCAGCCGCCTGTTCTCTGCCAGTCGCGAGCACAATCATAAGATTCGTGGTTTTCCTCAGGTCGACCGCAAACACAGATCTTAGGACTGTAGCTTCGGCGGGGTGCGGATTTAACCTCCACGATTTCAACACCAAACTTCTTAGCCAGCTCGATTGCTTGAGCTCTTTTGGCTGGCCCGTAGGTGTAGGTCTTTCCGGTCTTTGGATTTGTCACTTGAATCATCGAAAACTCCTTGTTGCTTGCTTCGATAATTCTATTATAACAGGAGCGTGTGACCTTCCGTTACCTTTTTAGGTTACAGGCTTGTTACTTTTTTGCGTATTTGCTCGGCTCATACCGGATTTCGAAGTCGTTCATCTCTAGACCCTGGCTAGCTACATGCTTTTTTGCTTCCAGAGCTGAGCGATACTGACCGAACCATTCTCCGGACTCGACACGATAAAGCTGAATGAACATTCCTTCCACAGCTACGCCTCCTGAACTACTATGCTGAATGGACCACCAGAGCTGGAATCCAATTTAGCTCCAATTGTTAGAGCATCCTTTGCTATCTGTTTAGCTACATCGACTGTAAGTTTAGCTTTTGTTGGAGCCATTGCGTGTACCGCGCCAATAGCGTAGTCACCACCTGTGCCCATACCGTAAAAACCATTTGCGTCTTTTATCCAAGAGTAGTCTTCGCCAACTTCGTAAACTGTTCCATTGACTACGACAAGTATTACTGAACCTTGCTCGGCTGTTGCTTCCTTTGGGCTTTCTCTTTCGTAGCTGCTTCGCTCCGCGTATCCTTGGTCTTCGAAACATTTACGCAAGGCTGGTACGAAGTCAGTTGTGATGAATGCGTCTAATTCTTTTCCTTCGTATCCTGAAGCGTCGGGTGGACTGAATACGTGTTCGAGGATGTTGATAGCTCGCAGATCACCTGCCGCACCAAAAAGATAGTCGTCATTGCGCACGATTTTTCCACAGCCTTTAGCCATAGAGTAGATGCGGCCATCATCGGAGATTCTTGAATCCGCTCCAACTACGGCCCACCCATCGCCTTGTATAGCGACTATTGTAGTCATGGTGGTCTCCCTGGATTAGGTATTTATTGTATCCTAATCCTGTCACTTTTTGAAGGACCCTAAGCGGATTGTTTAGGCTGGATCTACAATCGCGATTGGGACCGTGATGCTGGCAGATTCGAGTGTGCCGGTAGATGATACGTGAGCAAACCTACCCATAGGCTTGTCCAACTTGACCACAATCTTGGTGCGCTTCATACCAACCACACGGGCGGTGTGACCTACTAGGTACCGCGTACCACAGTTGTTGTTGAATCTAACCGTGTCGCCAATACCAAAGTCAGTCGCCTTCTTACTTGCTCGAATTGCTACAAGTCTTGACTCTACCGCTGAGGACAATCTACCGATGTCGCCATCGAGTTGCCCACTTGAAATTGCTGCTTCTAGTGTTTCAATTGTCAGATCCATTGGACCCTCCTTGTCGTTGTGTCGTTAATACTATTATATCAGGTAGGTTATTCTTCGGAGAACAACTCATCACGAAGAACTTCTTCGTATCTATCACCGCGATAGGAGTTAGATCCGAAACTGATGTCTTCGCTTTCAATAAGCTTGTCGAGGGACAGAACCGCAGTGTGCCCTTCAGCTTCAAACATGATGACAAGTTTAGTGTCGCCATCATTTGGGTCATCAACAAGAGCTACCTTGAATGGCATTCCTGCCACACCGTTTCTGTGGTAGTCTGCATTTACGATTTGCAAGTTAATTAGACTCATGTGTGTTTCCTTTCCACTTATCCATCATAACCATCATCTTCGTATTCAGAGTCCCACGAAGACTTGTCTCCACATTTTGGGCAGGTGTACTCCCACTGCTCGTTCACGACTGTTCCGTGAGTGTACCAGCGGGTCACATCGACCATTCGCTCTTCAGTGATTTCGAACTCTGGGCATTCTTCATTTTGACAAGAAGCTTCGCGTCCATCTTCGAATTCTTTCTCGTCGTAGCCCGCAATCTGAGGTTCGTTACCAGAGACTCCTGGAGGATAGTTACTCAGCATCCGCGTGCTCTTCCATGAACTTGATTACGTCGTTCTTGATTGTGAAGAACGCGTTACCGCAAGGGTAGCAGTACTTTTCAGTGAAAGGAATTTCGCGAATGAATGCATCAATTCCTGAGTAGATGAGCTCGGTGTTTGTGCAACCGGGTGTTTGGCATTGGGCCATAGTTTTGTGTCCTTCCGTCATTGGTCCACCGGACGTTCCGGTGTTATTACTATTATATCAGGTGAATCAGGAAGATTGCTCCTCTTCGATAGCTTTTCTTTTCTTTTCTCCACGGGCGCGCAACCGGCGAGTTCGACGATCTTCGAACACGTTGGATTTCTGGTTCAGTGAGTACTGACCAGCTCCAGCTCTTACTAGCCGCGCTAGTGGATTATCCTTTTTCATAGGACTATTATATCAGGTAAATGGAAAAGAGGAGACCAGCGACTTCCCCGTTGCTGGTCCCCTCTCCCAAGGTGCTTTACTTAGGCAGCAAAGCTCTTTACGCCACGTCGGATCTCAGACATAAGTCGTGAGGCTTCCTTGGTGTTGGCGACCTCTATCTTCTTACCTGTGGAGGTATCGAAGACGAGATAGTGTGACTTGTTGGTCGCACGCAATACCGCAAGCGTCTTACGCTTACGGAAGTAGGCTGGCTCGTAGCCAGAGGGAAGCTTGACACCCTTAGAAAGCTCTGGGAGCTTTTCGACGCGAGTGTAAGGCTTTACCCGCACTACAGTTTTTGCAGTCGCCGGTGTTGCTTTAGCAGTTGTTGTTGCCATCGCAGTTACCTGTCCTTTCGTCATTTTACTTGCTCCTCACGCTGTTTGCCTGAGGCTTGATCTATTATAACAGGACTCCTGCGGAAAATAAAACCCAGGAAGAACCTGCTGTAATAGCCAAAAATAAAGCGAGCAGTGGAGATTTCTCCATCTCCATACCGCGCTGTGGTAGTCATCATTCCAGATTGAAGCGACATTAGTCTATCGCCATCGGGTCGCACTCTGGGAGAGTGTGAGTTCTCCAGTCGATGAGGATCTGTTCAAGAGTCTCCGCGTAGTCTTTTGGGAGACCTTTTGCAACTACCTGCATCATCACGATAGTGGCAGCGTTGCTCGCCTGAGCTTCCGCGTGCTCATCTTCGTACATCGCACAGTGGGTGCAGAGCTGCTTACTCATACAGTCATCATCGACTTCTTTGAGAGAGCAATCGCATCGTGGACTTTGATTACCGCGTCGTAGCTATTTCCACCAATGTTCCACTCGAATACTTCGTGAAACTTTGGAGTGCCACCGTTTTTCCAATCATAGATTGTTGCAACTGTGTCTGCCTCGTCTTCGTTCTCAAAGACAAGAACCCACTCTGCAGTTACTTTGTCATCACCGAATCCCATGTGAATTGGGTCTCCAAAAGTTTCGATAAGTTCTGCAAGTGTCGCAGTGACGTGACCTCTAAGTGAAGTTCCATTTGCTACTCTAAAATTATCTTCTTTGTAGAATTTCATGATTGCTCCTTTTGTCGCTTTGTCGTTAGTACTATTATATCAGGTAAAAATGTAGGTGGGCAGTTTCAGGGGACTTGCCCAGGTCCATCCGTGTCCCCCGGTGTTAGGGGGCGACGGACTTCTTAGTTAGACCGAGTAAGCTAACTCGTATCCCTTGTCCAATTTTTCTTGGACTTTCATAAATGCAAGTTGACGAGCGTAATGTTCGTCGTGAAGATTCTTCACTTCGCTTTGGCGACTTGGCTTCTCTGCCATTCCCCAGCTTGTGCGAACGATAGTTCCTTCAACAGAAACTTCGTAGATCTTTTTCTTTCCAGCTGATCCGCGTGAACCATCTGAGTCTTTCAAGAGACACCATTTCTTTTGCATGGTTTTGTCCTTCCGTCGTTTTTATCGGGCGTTTGCTCGATAGTACTATTATATCAGGTACATTGTCGATTTGGAGCGTTTTGGAGCAAAGAATTGTAACTTTTTGGTAACTGTGAAGGAGGGGCTGGGTCTTTCGACCCAACCCCACCGCGTGCACTTTATTGGAACACGAGCCGCATACTCCGGCCTTAGTCGCACACGCCCGGCAAGAGGAGAGCGACTCCTCCGCTACCACCGGTAGATATTGACCAGACCTCTGCCCTCTGCGCTACGCCCCGCGGCATAGTCATCGAACTCTCCATCCAGCTTGCCCTTCTTGGGAGTACGCCACCATGTGGCACCCTTACGGTCGGGCTGGAATCTGTTCCAAATCCTTATTGAGTTGTTGGTACTATTATATCAGGTCAATCCCTGAAATTGAGAAAGTCTTCAAGTACCTTATCGACCGCGTCCTTTAGGTCGCTTGCTAGTTCATCTAGCTCTGCGTCGTGGAACTCAGGTTCCGGAGAATCTTCGTCCATGTACTGTGCGTCTTCGATAAGTTTGTTTAGATCGAGTTTGTACTCGAATATAGTCTTGTTATCAGCCATCATTGCCTCCCTCCGTCGTTGGTACTATTATATCAGGTGCCTGGGCGTCTTTGGAGTCACCCTCAAGAACCGGAAGGCTGTCATTAGGGTCGTAAAGAGTCAAGGCTGTCTTGACTAGTGCATCGTAGTGTTTGCGTGCATGATGACCGCAGAACAACAGCTCACCTGAGAGCAAGGTTGCTCTCACTTGGGCTGCCGCACCGCAAGCATCACATCTATCACTAAGAGTTAGCTCCTGAACTTGGAGTACTTGCGTTTCCGTCATCATTGCTCTCCCACTCTGTTATGAATACCGCTTCAAAGTCAGTAGCCGGACGTTCAAGTCCAATCTCTGCCATTCGTAAGTATCTGTCAACGTCCGCACGTTTTCTTGCACGAAACTTTGAGATCCGCTCACCTGTTTTCACATCTTTGATTTCCCAGATGCCAGCTGCTATGTTTCTTTTTCTAGTCGCCGGCATAGATCTTTACTCCACCTTCGTAAGCACCGCGAATCTTTTCCGCAATGTCTTGTAGCTGAAGAACCCAGGGATTCGACAACGGAAGTGATTCGCCTTCCTCATCTGTGCCTCCGGTGAAGACTACATCACCCATGATGACATCAGTCATGCCGAATGATTTCTCCCACATATGAGTTGCAATGATGTTTGGCACCATTCCATTGATGAGCTTTCCTTCTTCGTTTACCCAGAGCACGAGGTCCTGGCGAAGATCAACTGCCTGAATAAGTCCACCAACAGCTCCGGAGAGTTGCTCGTAGCTTTCAGCCTCAAGGTCGAGAACCTCTGTCGTGAAGTCTGTGTTTACTCGCAATGCTGTTTTCATTTTACTTCCTCCAGCTTTTCTGCCGCATCGTCCAAGCACCATTGCACTTGGAAGTCGTCCATTGAAACGTCTCCCTCATCGAAGGAGCTAACCGCACCTTCCCAATGAGAGTCTGTGATTTCGATTTGCATGTTCGCTTCGACATGCTCCTTTGTAAACCACTGAACCATTACTTCTGAATCTGGGTTCTCCTCGGAGAGGAGAGCGATTGCTCTTGAGACTTTCATACGTTTATCTCCTCGTTTGGAAACCACTTCAAGAATGTTTGAAGTAAGTTGTCATAGCTTTCTGTTGCAGTCATCTCAGCAGTGAATGTTGAGATTTCGTCGTGGCGACCTTGCTTCTTTAGCTCGTTGCGTCCCGCACCGATTATGCTAAAGGCATTGCCATCAAGAATGCTTATTGCCATTGGATGTCCTTTCCGTCGTTTGTCTTGCTAGTACTATTATATCAGGCGGGTGTCTCGCACTCCAGTATTGAAACACTGAAGTCGATGTCGATTCCGCGATTTCTTTCTTGAGCACCGGGCAAGTCTGAGATGTTCATCTCATCGTCCTCGCACTTTTTCATCAGTGCTTGTGCTTCCTCAAGGTTGGCCGCATCGAACCAGACTTGGCTCTCTGCGACTTCGTTGAATCGGAATGAGTACTTAGGCATGTTAGATCTCCTTTCGGACGACTACAGGTTCAACAATCTTTCCTTCTGCCTTTGGGCAATAGTCAACTTTGTGTGACTGTGTGTGATTTGGAAAGCGGCTGTCCTTACCCCAGTACTCGACATAGGTGTATACGGTGTGCTGCCACACGCCGGCGTCGTGATATGAACTGGTCACTGACTCACCGCATGCGTTGCACTTGCCAAACCAAAGTTGGTTGTTATTGCGGAATCCATCATGTGGATCGAGAACCTTGAAGCCTTTTCCAATTCCAGCCTCGCGGAGCGTTGTGATGTCGATGTCAACTTTCATGTTGTTTCCTTCCGTCGTTGATATTACTATTATATCAGGTAGATGAGAAGAGGAAACCCCTGGCTTTCGCCAGGGGTCCCGAACAGACTAAAGAGTCTTGATGAAGTTGTACGGAGTCTTTACGAGTGTTGCCTCGTATGCTTCCGGCCAACCAGCCTCAAGCGCCTTACGGTCGATCTTTGAGTTTGATGAGTTTGCGAGGCGGAAACGTTCCACACCGCGGATGACACCAACTTCAGCGTCACCAAGGAATTCGCGAAGCGCTGCTTCTGCTTCTTCCTTTTGAGCTTCAAGAGCCTTGATGGCTTCCTTCGCTGCGATGAACTTGTTGAGTGCCTTTTCGGCGTTTGTTGCTGTTAGGTCGATTGTCTCGACCTTTGTTGCTGTGACTACTGTTGTAGTCTTGACTGTAGATGTAGCCATGTGGCTTTTGTCCCTTCGTCTTTCAACAGGCGGGCTTGCTTGTTGATAGTACTATTATATCAGGTGCTTTTGCCAAAGAGGCCTCTTTTGGAGTATTTCTTCAAAAAGTTTTATAACTGTTTGATTACAGGAATCCGGACCTTTGTACCCAGCTCCATGATGAGATCCTCGAATTTGTCGCCTTCCACTTCCTCGCCATCGAGGTCCGATGGTAGATCGGATTCCCTTAGGACATAGACGTGGCTTCCGGCATCTGAGCTAATCGACCACCAATCCCCATTTGGACTGGCAACCCATACCCGATCTGTGGCAGCTTCTACTTCACGCATTTGGTCACCCTATGGAATCGCCAGCAGTCCTTGCCATTGATCTTGCCAACGTACTTGACTACTCCACCCTTATTAGGCAGAACCCAGTCTGATGGTGGCGTTGGGTCAGCAGCGAACGCTGGGCTGCCCGTCAACATTACCGCGCCTGCTATGCAGGCCGCAATTGTTTTCTTCATTTGGTTCCTCTCTTCTTGCGTGTTGGTTTGAACTGGTCGAACGAGACTCGCCCAGCCCACTTTCTTTCTGCACGCTCTGCATCGATTTCATTTCCAATTTGTTGCATGCGTGCCAAAGCTTCATTGAGATTTTTAACTAGCATCTTGTATCGTTCTTCTTCAAACAGCGGCGTATCATTTTGCGCTGTCTTCTTTATCATTTCGTCTACCGTCTTCTTTTTCTTCATTTCATCTCCTGCTTGTAGTGTCCGGTACGGGCGGGACAATCTGACGGAAGGTTACCGCCCGCACCGGAACTCTTTAGGTCACGCCGCATTGCGGGTGCCAACCTTTGTAAGTGCGTCCGCTGCTGCCTTGCCAATCGCAAGTGCTGCTTTCGCTGGGTCAAGTACATCTGAGAGAACTACCGCATCAGTTCCATTACAGATTCCACGTGCGTATCCATCTCTGTCGAATGGCATCCACAGAACACCAACTCCAGATTCTTGGCAACGTCGAATCCAATGCTTTGCTTTCTCGTATTCATCACCTGTGTAGCAGCCATCACTAACTACAACAAGTAGTCTTGCACCGCGCCCATCAAGTAGATTCAGTGAACCATCAAGAGCACGAAACGCGCGACTGAACTTTTCAGTTCCATCAGGGGCAGAGTACACATTGACCTCTGTTAGGTGTTGCCCTGGCTTTAGCGTAGGGAACACATCTTGTCCATAGTAGACCATTGCTGTTCTTGCTTGAACTCGACGTGCAGCCTCACTCATTACCCAGGCAGTCACTGCCATTGGCTGCATCGCAGAACTCATTGAACCTGAGATGTCGACCATCACACCAACTGTGAGTGTAGGTTCATCAGTGTGCTTACGCTTTGTTTGACGCCAAGGTTCTGTAGTTGCCATTACACCCTTAGACTTGAGTGCAGCAGCCTGAACCATTGCACCGGTGCGTAAACGTCCTGGAGGGAGAATACTTGCAACGTCGATTTGGTCGCGCTCACGATACTTTGCTTTTTCAAGCATAGTTGCTACCTTCACTGCCGCGGCACGTTCATCACCACGTGGTGCACGCTTTTCAACAAGACGTGATGCAGTACGAGTACCAGGCATTGGACCTGTACCCTTTGAGAACACATCATTTGCTACTTCCTTGTGGTCGCGAGCTTCCTTTGCCTTTGCGGCTTTGGTACTTGCAGTGCTCTGCCACTCCTCTGTAGTCTGTTGGTCGTTCACATCTTCTTGCGCATTGATGCTTGCAGCTTCTGCCGCGTCTGCTAATGCGTCCATCAAATCTTGGATGAACTCTTGCATCTCAGGTGATGCTTCATTTGTCTCAGGTTCACCGCGTTCGGCGGCTGCATCCTCGACAAGCTTTACCCACTCACGTGCAAGTTCTTGAAGTGGTTCTTGGTTTGAATGTTGGTCGTGCATTTGGAAACGATTCCACACTGAACGTAGACCTTTGAGTAGATCTTCGCCAAGGAAGTCTTCGATGATAATCGCAATTGGTTCTACGTCATCACGTTCAAGTACATCTGCATCTAAACGAGCAAGTGTTAGACCAGCGAGCTGGGCTGCCGCGCGGGTAGATGTAAGTTCCTTGAGATTCTCGCGTGCATCCTCAAGAACAATGTCAAGTGCACATGCACGAAGGAATGGACGATTCTGAGGAGTGTCCGCAACACCTGCTGCTTCGATTCGTGTCTCTTCAAGAAGGTTTATCGCAGTGAACTCTTTGTCGCTAAGTATTTCCTTGGCAACAGGCAGACTCCATCGAGAGTATTTTGCGTGCAGTGCTTCATGGAAGATAGCGCCTGATGCGCGTGGCCACTCGAACTGATTACTTCTTTCAGTGAGGTCACCAATTACTTCCGGTGTTTGTCCTTTGCCGAATGCAACGTCTACGTTGACTTCAATCTCGGCGAGTTCTGGGTTGTAGCATGCAGGGGCAGGACCACCTGCACCTGGACCTACATATGCGACAAGGTCAGTTCGACCTGCCCATGTATTTGCAAGGCGACCAATTTGTGCGCCAATGCCCAACCACTCATTAGGGGTTGCTTCGGCGCGGGTTGACCGCGAGTGAATGTGTGCCATACTTTGTCCTTCCGTCATTTGGTAATACTATTATATCAGGTGGGTTTGTCGTTCGGGGGGATGTGGAGAGGGACCACCCAATGTAAATCCCTCTCCACCCCGAAGCTAAGACCTAGCCCTAGATCTTAGCGGGACGGCACTCTTCGCCGAACACCCTAGTGAACACGTCCGCAACGACGGGGCGGTCGAGTTCGGGTGAAGCAGCGAGTAGGTTCGCGATTGCGAACTTTGTGCCGAAGGTTTTCGATAGGTCACGGAACGCAAGTAACTCACGCATTTGTGGTGCCCACGAAGATTCTCCACTCTGTTGCTTCTTTGCAAGGTTCTGCGCAGCAGTAACAATTTGAGTTGGTGCACCTAACTTACGAGCAAGTGACCAATCAGTTGTCATCTCCGCATGAATAGTGAAACGAGATAGAAGGGCTTCTGAAAGTCGAACTCCAGGAGCGTTTGGGTTAGTGGCCGCAACTACGTAGAAGCCATCTGCTGCTTTTACAGTACCGCGTTCTGGGTTTGCAGTGACAGTGTACTCACGTCGACCATCCATCAACCCGTAAACAATTGATAGAACCTTTGGATCAATGAGACCAATTTCATCTATGAGTAAAGGTTCACCTGCCATTGCTGCTTTGATAAGTGGACCATCCTCCCAGAGGAATCCACCTGAAGGTGTCTGCACGTATCCACCAATGAGGTCAGATACTTCAGTGTCACCGGAACCAAGAACAGTGTGAAGGTTTTCACCGAAGGCTGCTTCGACAAGTGCAGTCTTACCGCAACCTGGTGAACCGTAAAGGAGAACGAACTGCATGTCACCGCGTGCTTTGCGGAGAACCATGACGTCATCATGTTCACCCCACTTGCGAGTGTAGTAGTCATCACCATTTGGTCGCTTGTACTTTTCAGTACCAAGCATTGCATCTGCAGAGATCACAGGCACAACTTTCTTTGCTGGGGCAGTGCGGGCTGTTGCCTTCCCAGGTGCAGGCATGAAAGCATCGAGCTTCGAACCTAAATCTGAGTTGACAGACTGGGTAGCCATGCTTGCCAACACATCGCCGAGCCCCGGATGGAGCTTATCGTATTCTAATGTTACAGACATTGGGTGTCCTTTCGTCGTTTGGGTGGTACGTATCTATTATATCAGGTACTAGGAAGTGAACAACTCTTCGCCGAAGTTTAGAGTGCGACGGCAACGAGTGACACGACCTAGAATCTTGTAGGGAGTCTTTCCCATGCGAACATCTTCGAGATCTTCAGGGGTGACCTCGACAGTGATAGGTTGCTTGTGAATCTTCCAACCTTGCATAATCAATTGATTGAAGAGTGAATCAGTGAAACCAATTCTGTCTCGCACTGTTGACAATGCATGTTCAGTAGTGATTTGAGTGAACGTGCCGCTCAATACATCTCTGTCTGACATGACTGAAGATGAGAACTGCTTCCACGACTTACGTGGTGCTGTTGGAGCGATCTTGCGTCGATAGCAAGTCATTGGCACTGCTTTACCCGCAAGAGTAGTTCCTTCTGGAGTAAAGATGATTTGAGTCGTGTAGACGCCATTTCTCATTTCGAGATAAAGCGCTTTTCCGACAACTGCTGTATTAGCCATTGGGTTGTCCTTTCGTCGTTGTTGGGCTTACTTGTACTATTATATCAGGTGCTTATTTACCCGCAAAACATTCAACCATGTCGCCCCAGCAGTAGCCACCTTGGGTGTACCACAGGTTGGTTGATACTTGCCACATCAGGAATCCTAGAACTAGGACCGCAATAAGCAAGGTGACGCGTCTGCGACGTATGTACTTTGGCTGCATACTAATCTTCATTTGATTCCTTCCGTCGTTATGTCTATAGGTGTACAACAGGCGCCGGGATTGTTTCCGACCCCCTAGAGTTCAAGTCGTTCAGGTGACCACCGGCATCCTGTTGTACAAGTACTATTATATCAGGTAGGCGTGACAGAACCTAGCTCATTAGTTTCTTCATCGCCGCAAGTTTGGCATTGGCATCATCGAGCTTCTTTTGAAGATCGACCGTGCGTTCCGCAACAAGCTTTTCGATGAGGAAATCGAAGGCGGCGGAATCGAAACCTCCGGCCGCAGGTTGGGCTGCTGACTTGCTTGGCTTTACTGTTCGAGGACGTGGACCTGAGACCGCACCCTTAAGTGTGACTCCGGGAATGACCTCGGCAACAGTACGAGCTGGAACCTTGCCGGAAGGATTTGGACGATAGAAGAGAGTTGCAGGAGTCGCTGTTGGAGTGCCAACAGTCGTGCGCAGCTTTCGCTCCTCGGCAGTTTCCTTTCGAGAGATCAATGTTCCATCAGCAACAAGTGCATCAACGCCATAGCGAATTCGCACCTCAGTGTAATTGGTGTTAAGCTCCTTGTTGAGATACTCCATGATCTCTGTAAGAGTGAGCGGCTGCTCTTGTTCATACACTGCTGCAGCAGTTAACTCTCGAAGAGTAACAGATGCGTCATGACGAATCTCGAGGAACTTTCTGAAGCCTGGGTTGTTTGCTCCATTACGAGCTCCGGCTGGGTGGTCTTGCGTTGATATCGTTTGCGTTACACTCGCTTTTAATGGAGTGATACGCGCCATGTCTTTTATTTTAGTCACGTGGTGTCCTTTGTCGTTGGAGTACTGCTCACCGGGTGGCAAGGTACAAATCGAATTATAACAGGCGCATGTGACATTTGCGGCATATGAAACAGAAAAGTTTTTTCATGTTCTGAGCAAGACTTGCAGGGCGATGAACAACGTATGAATAACTTTGGAAAGTTGACATGGGTCGTATCAACTTTGTTGATAATTGGAGTCTCGCTCTGGATGCCCCTAGCCAGCTATCTTCTACACGGAAGTTCTGCTAGCTGCAGCCGGGTAGCATCGAGCTCAGCAAGCTGATTCCTCTACACGGAAGTTGCCGATCGAAACGGCTATGACCAGTCAAAACCCTGGAAATACGGACAAATTGGACAAATCGAAATCGGCTATCGGAAAATCGACAGCTGGCTTTCCTCTACACGGAAGTTAGCTAGCCGATCGAGCTAGAGCTCACGAGTCGATTCGGAAATAGCCTGTTTCGCGACCAAGCCTCGAAAGGCTATCGAAATCAGGAAGACCTGTCGCGTTATTTCCAACGAGGCCAATGCTTCGTTGCCATCGCGAATACGAGGCCTGAGTTTGCCCGTCAAAGCTTCCAGCCTTGGCATTACGCAGGCCGGTAATCGAAGCAAGCGCAAGCTGTACTCGTTCGATGTCCTTATGACGTTTACCAGGCCTGATGTTCTCCAGGCGAATCGAAACCTGCCCGTCTGCCTTTTTAGGCTCCCTCCCAGGCCGCAACTTAAAGTCAGGCCTGCCAAACCCTAAAACCTCGAATTTCCAGCGAAGGCGCTCATACACACCGTCATTAACTATCCCGCCCTTAGGCAGGCCGCTGTTTACACAAGCCTCAATTGATCGGAAACAACCAAGCCTGTTCCAGTCCGAGGTGTCCGTCACGATCCCAACGTGAGGCATGCCGAAATTGTCGCCCGTCGACCAGGTAAAGAACACGATGTCCCCAGGCTGGGGTCTCGCATGCCACCGTCTCTTAAATATAAACTCCGCCAGGCCTGAAGGTGTATAAACACAGGCCGGCAATGAAACACCCGCCTCGCGGGCCACAACGTCAATAAAGGACCCGTCCCACGGTAAACCCTGGTATCCGACCAGGCCGCCAAATGTACTTACGTTACCAGGCCGTCCGTGATACCCGAGATGGCTTGCCGCCGTCTCTAAAAATCTCTCCCGGCTCATGCCGCTATCCTATCTTACTATCCGCCTCAAGGGAAACAACATAGTTAAACAGATCCGTCGCCATTCGGTCAGCTTCATTAGCCCTTGCCGTCAATCGGATATGTTCCTCACGAGTCTGGCAAAGCTCAATGTCGTTTAACAATAGCTCAGCATGCTCTCTTGCCGCCAATGCGATATCTCTAATGTCCACTTTTCTCCTCAATAGATTTAATGTAGGTTTCGATGGCGGTCACCAAAACGTCAGCATCATTAGCGCGAGCCACCATGCCGTCAGCCCTTAGATCCTGAGCGTGTTCGCTGGCTAGGCGAAGCAAGCCTTCCTTCGAAAAATCTGGTTCACAACAGTTATGATTCATCTTGGGCTTGTTCTTCTTCCTCGCCCGTCAACTCTTTTTCCGGCTCTATTACCAGGCCGGTGTTTGAAAGCTCCGCGGCAACCGTCACAGCTCCCATAGCAAGCCTTTGAAGTCGTTCAGCAATGATTGTCGCCGCTGGTCGGGCATCCGTCACGGATATATTGGAGTCTACCTCCACGCCACCACGAACACCAGCTCGGTCAAGGATCTCGGTAGAAGCCTTAAGCTTCACCGGTTCCGACACCGCGTTTTGCATGAGATCCTCAAGCATGTCCACTGCATACGGTGCCGCCTGGGTAAGCTTTGCCCGTGCCCGTTCGATATCCTCGCCAGGCCTCTTCTTGAGTGACCGCAGGTGAACACGACACAAGCCATCATCCTTTGGCCGTCCTGAACTCCAAAGCATACACCGCAGGCCATCATCCTTAACGGCACGACAACGATGAGGTAGAGCCGTCGGTTTCTTCTTCTCCGAGGAGACAGGGTTATCAATCTCTGAAACCCACATCTTGGTGGCACCGACAACCCAAGGGGGTACAAGGTAGTCCGACGCCGACTCGGCTAAAAGATCCAGGCCGGTCAGGTAATCGGAGTTTGAACTGGACGGATCCACCATGATTGGTTTCTTCTCCGCCAGGGAAAGCATTCGCCGCTCGGTAGCCATCGCCTCAGAGCGTGCCTGGATCAAACCGGTTGGTACTCCATTTGAGGAGTAGACCGTGTCCCATCCCATCTTGGCTCGCCGCAGGATTCCACGGTTCTCGTAGTTGTCCTCACAGATTCCACGCTCGACCTCATTGATGCCAAGCTCGGAAAGATTGGGACGAAGGTTAACCGGCTCATCGATCTCGATGATCGGTTTCTCATCCGCGGGGTTCTGGTCTCCGAAGAGATTGATTTCAGTACTCATGATAAAACAATAGTATCTTTACATAAGAAAAGAGACAGACTCCAGTGCGTTGGGGAGAGGACTTGCACCGGAGCCTGTCCCATTCTAAGAGCGAAGATCTACTTTCCGAAGAGACGACTCCAGAACGACTTCTTAATTGGAGCGGCAGGTACTGCAGCAGTCTTCGCAGACTTTTTAACGGCCGCCTTCTTTTTTGGAGCGGCAGTCTTTTTAGCTGTCGCTTTTGTCTTTTCTCCCATATAAAGCTCCTTAGGCTTTCTTGCCGAACGCTGTATCGTTCGGGTTCAAATAACGCAAGATCACTGGAAGTACCGCGGCTAGACCAGCCTTAGCGATATCCGCTGGGTCTGTAACGCCTGCCATGTACACGGCAATTCCTGCTGCAAGAAATGAACGAGCCCATGAGGCTGCCATTGCTTTTAGTTCTTTTGAGTTCACTTAAGTTCCTCTTTTCGCAGACCACGTTGATCTGCGAGTCCAACTCTATACGGTCCCCGTGAAAGATTATTTAGAGAGTGGAGAGAAACGGCCCCGGCTAGACCTCCGTAGAAACAGTTTATGAGTATGGGAGTGTCAAGTAGATAGAAACTGCTTCTCTAGGAAGGGTTTACTTGTCTTACTTAGACTGAACTTTTGTGGGTGTGGCGCAATGAGGGCAGATGGTTTTGGAGGAGTCGAAGACCTCTCCACACCAGAAGCAATCGGTCATCAGCCATCGACCTCTCGACCTTGGAGGATATCTTGGGCGTGACGTAACCCAAGTGAGTAGAAGGTCTGGTCTTCCGGCATCCGGTCTTCCCAATCCTTGATGAGGTGGTTAATCTTCTCGTTGATCCCGGTCTTCCAGTTCTCGATCTCCGCCGTCAGGATCTGTTGCTTGCTCTGGTTGAGAACCTGGGTCATCAGAGTTATCATCTGATACTTCTTCACCGGCCATTGGTTCTCCGGAGCCATCATCATTAGAAGCTCCGTTACCTTCTCCGCTAGCTCTTCGTTCGTCATTCTTTTTCTCTTTTCGCTTGGTCGTACTTGAAATCTTAGCCGGTCCACCCAAATCTTGAGGGACCCAGTTCTTGTTACATTCGCATGGGCAGACCCATAGCTTCTCGTAGTAAGGGAGCTCATGTTTGCACATGTCGTGATCTCCAGAGTTACAGAAACCGCAGGGGTTCTTGGTCACGATTGCAGTCCGTGGACCTTTGTAGTCCTGTGGTCTTTCTTCTTTTGCCATCAGACTAGATACACCGTCTCTTTATGATGAGCTACCGTCACCATCGGATCTACCCAAATCTTGAATCCCGCGTCCTTGGCGTTCATGCACCAGGAGTAATCTTCACCCACGTTGGTATCGAAGTCGGTGTGGTCCCATCGGACGAAGCGGATCTTGAACCAAGGTCTAGGCATCATCTCAAAGACGCCAGACTTCATAGCTACAAATCCAAACCCAACTCCATTTACCTCAACGGGCTGGTCGTCGAGCATGAACTCTTTCTTGTTTACCTTCACTGGTCTACCTTTGTCGTCTGGCATATTCACCGCGACCGTTCCATAGACGTCGGTTTGATACAGACCGGAGACGACATCAAGATCTGAGTTGTAGAGACGTAGGAAGTCCTCTGGTCTCCACTCGATATCCGAGTCAATCCAGAATATCTTTTTGTAGGTGTATTTTCCTCCGCCTATTGTATTAGTATTCCAGTTGTGTACATTAGAATCAGTCGCCGTCAACTCACGAGCGCTAGGAACGAAAGACGAGTACTTGTTCAAGAACCCGTAGGTAATTCCTTCTCCGTTAAGAAGATGGGTGGTCTCAACAAGACTACGAACGTACTCCGCGTGGAATTGTCTCCCAGGTGTTGCAATCAGGACATCGTAGTCAATCGTGTCAATCGCGGTAATCGGTAATTCATCTATCATGGTCATACTTCTTCTCGACAATCCTTGCAAAGGAGCGCGTCATAACCAGTAGCGTAGACTTACCGCAATTCCGCGTTGGGTTACCGGAATGCTTGCGACAACTGATTTTGATCGGGAAAAGATGGCATTGGCCGCACCGACAGGTTTCTCACTTGCAACTGAGATTGC